GGTTTCTTATTGACATACTTGATGGTATATAATGCCTTGGTGAAAGGAAAGAATATCAGATCGCTTTCTGACGGCCTATCTCTTCTGAGTACCGAGCCTACTTCGTTCTCGAATACCCTCAGAGCGACCGAGAATGTTATCTGATCTCTTACCTCTACACCAAACTTCGAAAGGAATTCTCCATCCCCTTCAAACCCATCCACGTTCCTGATATACATCTCGATCTGTATCGCTTCACCGTACTCAGAAAATTCTTGTTCTCTAAAAGCATTATCTCGGTTAATGATCTTTCTCGGGATGTAATAGTTATCAACGCCATGAATCTTGATCGATTCTATCACGAGATTTTCTATCAGGGTTTGTTCACCCGACGAAGAAAAATTATTAAAGAAAAAGTTGGTAGCCATATGTGTGCTAGCCGATCATATCAGTTACTGGAAGCGAATAGCTTGTGATCATCTCTGATTCTAATTTCTCGAGCGCTTCGTGAGAATCGTTATATATCTTCTCGCCATTGAACGTCAATCCGCCGGGTAATTGCATTCCGACAAACTTCGTTAAATTAGAACCCCATTGCTTCTTGATCAATTCTGTTGCATATCTCTGTAACCATCTGTCATTCCATACATCGTTATAATCTGCAGGATCTACGATAGAATACGCTTCTACGACAAGAAAATAACCCGGTGTTAATTTATTCCAATCGGTATCAACATGGAGTTTATTCGTATTCCTGTTATATCTGATCGGTTGACTACCAACAAGAAGCTGCTCTAATAGTTGGATCTGTTGGAACGCCATGTAATACGGGACCATCGACTGATATGTCAATGTATAGAGATCGTTGAGCGCTATCTGATACCTGATATTGAATATGTTATTTGTAGCAAGATAGTCACCGATATCAAATATTCGAACAGCGCCGATGATATTCTGCGGCATCGTGATGTATTTGTTTGCTACATCTTCTGCGGTTATTTCTTTCTTATAGAATACTTTCTCTGTGCCATCGAAGTGATAGTCCCAGTAGTATTTAAGAGCTTCATCCACACGATCTTCTACCTGATCATCATCTACGTTGATCTCGATGACAGGTTTGCCTAGCTTGCGTAAGCAATACTCTTTAAAATCGTCTCTGGAACTGATAGCCATTTTTTATATATCCTCTTTTAGATATTTATATGTTTTGAATGTACAATGATGTTAATTAGTTGCGGTGCTAACATTAGTACTTGGGAAAGCACGGCCTGCACCCCAAAGTATTCTGACTGCGCCGCCTCCACCTGCACCCTGTCTAGTGCCTGAGCCACCTGCAGCACCTCCGCCGCCTCCATATAATCCGCCATCTGAATTGTTTGATCCTGTGTTAACAGTCGCATTACCTCCGCCTGATCCACCTTTGCCGTTTATACTACTTACATTAACATTATATTGACCCCCTGCACCATTTGCACCCTGGCCAAATATTCCGACGCCGCCTCCGCCACCACCTGCTCCTGCTGTAGCATCACCGGAGCCATCTGCACCACCACCACCACCACCACCTGCTCCAGCACCACCGGCGGCGTTTTCACCAGCATTTCCGCCAGCACCTGTATATCCACCTGCACCGCCGCCACCTCCATAATTGCCTGCGCCGCCATTGGATCCTTTGCCGCCAAATCCGCCGCCGCCAATCGCATTTGCCGCACCAGTGGTGCCGTTAACAACATCTGCTCCACCAGGAGAATCAACAGTATTTGTACCTGTGCCGTACTTAGAACCTCCACCACCAGCTCTCACCTGCTTGTTGGCAATGCCATTCGCAAATGAAGACAACCCTCCAGGAGTTGATGTTGAACCCGTAAATCTTGCTCCTCCTGCTCCGACTACGATAGCTATGACTTCACCAGGAGTAACAGCAATATTATTTCTATAAGCTAATGCACCGCCGCCGCCGCCAGATGTATATTGTTTCCCGCCGCCGCCGCCACCGCCAACACATACTACGCAGACAGAAGTTACACCAGCAGGGACAGTCCAATTGAATGATCCTGGCGTTGTGAATAGCTGATGACCTGCATCTGGAACAACCGTCAAAGTGACAGTCTGAGAAACATTTACAAGAGGGCTAGGTACTATATTTGTTGCTGATAAATTTGTAGTTCCAGCACTAATAATTGCAATTGCTCCGGTTGTCTGATTTATCGTTGCGACTGCTGGGTTGCTACTTGTATATTGTATTGAACCTAAAGGATAATTAGAATTAGGAACCGTGATCGTCGGAGCAGCTGCTCCAAATACTATACTAGAAGGAGTTACAGCAAACCCTGTCAATGTAACAGTCGAGGAAAATATGATGGATGTGCTAGCAGTAAATGTATATACATCTCGAGAATCATATGTTGTTTTAGCTACAGCGCTCGGTACTCCTGCAGTATATGAAAGGAAATAATATGGTGAAGTCGATATCAATACTGTGCCAGAACCGCCAGAGCCTCCGTTATAACCGTATCCTCCACCCTGTCCGCCTATGCCTCTATTTGCAGTGCCGTTTACTTGTGATAATCCAATCACGCCGCCACCTGCGCCACCTGTACCTAGTGTATTGACAGAATAACTAAGTGTGACTCCTGAACCTCCAGCAGGTTGTGATGTGCTAGTACCAGAACCTCCTACACCGCCTGCACCCCCACCACCACCTCCAAACTTCCCGCCGGTTGAAGCACCTGTGCCGCCAGCAAATGCAGATCCTCCGGATGCTCCTCCGTTGCCACCATTCGTGGAACTAGGAGGACCGGCGCCGCCCGATCCCCCAGCAGCAGATATCGTGTTTAATTCAGCCCCGGATATAGAGCTAAGACCTCCTGCTGTACCTGCAGAGCTTGTTGTAGAAGAACCACCTGCGCCGCCGCTACCTACTGTTACAGTGTATGTAATCCCTGCTTTAATCTCAGGAGAAGATGATACTGCTTGGCCAGCACCGCCTCCTCCACCCCCAGGAGATTTAGTGCCCGGGATTGTGGTAGTGACACCCCCGGCAGTTATGTTATTAACAACCGTAATAGTCAGAGCAAATCCTGTTGGAGCTCCGCCGCCATCAACAACGTAACATCTTAAAACACGATTTCCTCCAGTGACATTAATATTATATAATGCGCCGTCAGCATTAAAAATATTGCCACCACCAGTTATAACCTGAACACCGTCTATTTGTATGAATCCGGTATCATCGCCTCCATATGCAAATCTATATAATCCTGTTCCTGGAAAATTTACTGTAATGTTAAGATCTATAGATTGACCTGGGCCGCCGCCACCTGGAATCCAAACAGCCCATGCGTTCATAAACGCTCCCCACCACCTATGGGTTGCTGCAACCAAAGATGCAGTACCCACCAATGATCTTGAATTAAATATCTGTGTTCCTGCAGCTGCAACTACAACCACAGGTGATGTAGTCGTCGAATCCGATGTTGGTACGATAGTTGAACCTCCGCCCCCGCCACCCCCTCCGCCAATGACGCTCACGAGGGCTTGAATTGCAGACCTTATATCATAATTATATCCGGCAAGGAGGTTAAAGATTGACATGTGTTATTTCGACAACTTCTTCAAATGGAGGATTAGGGTCTGTGAATTGGCCTGTCGCAGGGTCGTAAATCCAATCAAAACTAACAGGAGAATCATCTGGTAAACCAACAAGGGTCGTGCCTTCAGGAGCAGGATCGACAAACGGATCAGCCATGATTAGATTAACAACTGCGTTGTCTGAGTTTTGAACTACTGCACATCTCATTATGAATACTCCGAGATAATAATAACACCGTTGGTTCCATTTCCGCCGGGGTTGTTCTGTGATGCCCCACCACCAGCACCAAAACCTGTTCCTGCGCTTCCGGGAGGGCCGCCAACCCCATACATTGAGCTTCCGCCAAAACTGATACCGGTTCCAGATCCAATACTTCTCCCACCCACAACATTTAAGTCGCCGTTTGTTGCTGAGCCACCTGTTACAGTAATTGATGAATTTTCTCCGTTATTACCTCCACCTGCTGTTACTGTAGTTGCGCCAACCGTAAAAGTTGAACTGCCACCCGCAGCGCCTGCGCCGGTCCCAGAAGCCCTCCCCGCCCCTCCCTGGCCAATAGCATAGCTGTAGGATGTTGACGCAGTTACTGTAAAATATTTTTTTACATACGCACCGCCCCCGCCTCCTGATACAATGGCTGTACTACTAGATCCAGCACCGCCACCTCCACCAACTGCCTCAACAATAATTGCCGTGCAACCTGCTGGTGTTGTGTAAGACGTGCCAGATGTTAGGACTTGTGGAGCGCGGATGAGTCCACCAGACGCAGACGCTGACACCGTAGTCCAAGATGGAGCCGCTGACGCACCACCTGATGTTAATACCTGACCAGATGTTCCGTAGTTTGCACCGCCAATGCCAATTTGCCCTGCTGATGCTATGCGGAGACGTTCTGCTGCAGAAGTGTATGCATCGTTTACAGTTTCAATACTAAGATGGCCTGATGGATGCGTTCCAAGACGCCACGTTTTTAAATCTGTTCCAGCATTGCCATTATAGCTTTGAATGTATGGGATTATACCGTCTCCTGCTACTGATCTAGCTGCAATCCCTACTCTTGATACAAACAATGCGTTTCCAAGAGTGCTAGTCGTTCCGACTAAAACATTGCCTCCAGAGTCGATACGCATAGCCTCAGTGCCACCCTCAGCAAAGGCAATCGTATCAGCCG